CTTTTTATCAAGGATAATAGATCTAGCATGCTTAGGATACATTTTACGCATCCATTTAATCTTAGTAGTATATTCTAATGGGTTCTTTTTAGCATCAAATGATTGAGAAGCATATATAAAATACTTACCACCTTTTGCTGTTTTAGCAACTGCATTACATAACTTCTCATGTCCTGTAGTAGGTGGGTTAAACCTACCAAATGAGAATGTAACATTCTCATCCTTGACTTCTGTTATATATTCTCTAAATGACTTAATCATTACCTGATTCCTATAGTAGATCGATGATTATTTTTTATTTTTATTAGCCAATCTTTCTTTCTCAGCTGCTCTAACTGAAGGTATTAGTTTCCGTGCTATTTTATTAATTAACCCAGACTTCTTTTTCAATCGTTTTTCTAAAGCTTCTTTGGCAGCATGTGATAATGTACTTGTATCTTTACCACCCGATATTGAAGATTTAACTTGTTTAATAGCAGCTTTCTTAGCTCTATCTCTAATCTTATCTGGTGTGGCTTTACGATTCATTGAGATTTTCCGTTTTCGGGCATTCTTCTTAGCATTCTTCTTCATAGCACGCCCAAGTTTCCTACGCCCTTGTATAGATAAAACCTCATCTACTTTTTCAACTTCTTCATTCTTTGCATCCCAATTCTTATCAATCCAATTAAAGAACTTTGTCGTTTCTTTATCATCTAAAGATCCAATATCTTTAATCTTAAACTTCTTCATTGCTTTAGCTAGAAAAGCATCATAGTTTTTAGACGCTTCTAGTATATGTTTGATCTGACTAAATGAATATTTCATGTAATTATTCCTATTTATTTACTATCGTATATTATATTTATATAAATTACTTCTGCCAACCTTTGATTATCTCAGCTGAGAAGTTATTAGTAGAAAACTCCATCCTATCAACTAACTTAACAGCACCACCTGTTAGATTATCGATAGCAACGTAACCTTCCGCCCCTGTTACTTTGAATCCGACTGATGTCTTAACAAAAGTCTTTGTATTCTGAACCCTAGATAGTTGATTAATCAGCATTTCTTTTGCAGCTACTAACTCATTCTGTAAGTCAAACATTAAGGTCAAACCTTTCTTATTAGATGAAGAAAAGAACTTCATTACATCTTCGAGTTGTTTAAGCTTTCTCGCTTTACCCTTATCACTCTTTAACTTATCAATGTCTTTCTGGTATCGTTTCTGTATCCAAGTCATCAACTCTTTGACATGATGATCCGCATTGATTATCTTTTCTGCTTTACGAACCTTTGTATTGTTAAAGGTATTAATAGCCATGTTGATCTCTTTATTATCAGATACTTCTTTTAATATAGAGGATGATATCTTTCTGAATATAGTACCTGCATTAGATAAGAACTCAGTAACAGTAGCTGTATCTTTCTTAGATAGTGTAGCTACACCTGTTAGATCTGGTAGGTCAGCTGATTTAGACCATACTGATTTGACTTTCTTTAGAGCAGATATATTAACACCAAATGAGGCTGTCATATTTTCAAAGGAATCACCTGTATATGATGTATGCCATACAACACCTATCTTAGCATTTAATACATCAGATGCTTGTTCTTTAGGTATAGCATATACAATGGTATTAGGATGGAAAGTAATGTATTTCTGACCATCAATAGTTTCTGCTTTTAGATCGGGTTGGGTGAACATAATATCACCTTGGATAACCCCTTTAATACCTATTTTCTTTAATTCTGTATATGCTATTTTCAACTTATCAGATAGATCACCTGATGTATCATTATCAATATCATTATGTGATTTGTATACCTTAGGGTTCTTATTAAAGATACCTTTCTTAGCAACGAAAAATTCCCCATCCGTGGGGTCAGTACCTGCGAATACTGCTGGAGCTCCATCCCACTTTACTGTAACTGAATGAGAGCCTGATAACGTACCTGCTAACATATCACGAAGAGCTCTTAGGGCATTAATAGCAGCTCTAGTACCATCAACACCACCATCAAGAACTAAATCTTCAATATGCGTCATGTGTGTGTTCTTTGCTTCTATTATATGTTGTTTAAATGTATACATCTATTACTCTCATATTAATTAGTACATTAATACTTATTTATACTATTAGAGAAAGCAAAAAAAAAGTCCTTACGGACTTTCTAGAATATTAGATCTGACTTCTTTTAAGATATCAGCGAAGTCCAACCTCAGTCGTTCCTCATCAATCTTATTAGTTCTTAGTCCATTCTCCATTGTTGATAATAGAGATACAAAGGATTTCTTTATATTAAGTTTAGGTCGCTCTGGTTCCTCATGTGGATGAGATGCACAAACTTGTTTAACTGGTACAAATAATAAAACAGCCATTAAAACAATACCTAATAAAAAAGGAAGAAACATATTAAGAACCCAAAATCTCACATCATACTTCATCATTATAACCTCTCTTCATCAATTCATTAGACTCGGTATTTATCTTAAACGGCCATGGCCTGATTCTATCTTCAAAATCCCATAACATCTTATCTTGTTTGGGTGCCTCTACTACAGTCCTAGATCCTTCAGGAAACATAGTATCTTTTCTTACTTTAATAACGTATGTAGACTCCTTTACTTCAGTAATAATACCTGCCACATACGCATCTTCCCTATTAGGCATAGGCTCGAAATCATATGCTGCTACCCAATCATTTACTTTAAATAACTTTGCCATTCTATAATGCTCCTATTACAGTAACGAAAATATAGATCCCAACACTAACAAACCACTGAACTGTTAGTGTTGGGTCAAATGTAATTTTCATATCGATTAAACTAAAAACCATACTTATAGTATACTACATTATCTCATATATGTCAAGTGTTTTTTTACATTCTCTACGACTTTTTTTGGCTAGAAGTCGTTTAATATACCTTCCAGTACCAGTATGCCAATTGTGTGTCGAATGCCATCTTTTTGATGTCCAATCAGCGATTACTTCTTTTCCTCTGAGCATATAGAATCCTCTTTACTGTTGTTAATAATAGTTTTTGTATCTCCATTGGCATCTACATGAAGTTCTGTAAATGACATAGCTTTAATGATAGACCCACCATCATCATAGTTTATTACTTTTATAACACCACTTGATTCTAGATTATGTAGTGTAGAATAAACTCCTACCTCTATTCCTTCTAGACTCCCTTCCTCTTCCCCCCACTTCCATGAAAAATAACATGCCACTACTAATAATAATATAAATGCTATTTCTAAACTCATACTCTTCCTTTGTTATTTTTATATGCAATGTAACCGTAGAACAGTTCAAAGATATCATTATCTTGTTTATGTTGCTCTACAGCTTCTGTATTGTATTCAGGTTGACCAATATCTTCGACTACTTTCCATTCTTTAAGAACATCTTCAATTACTAGATATGTATTTGGCATCTTTACCTCCTTTCTTAACTCTTATAACTTATTATAACAATATTCTAATACAATGTCAAGAACTATTTTCATTTATTTAAGTACTGTGAAGTTAATGCTTCCCATGATACAGGATATAGTTTTGACATTACCCTATCCCATTGATTAGCTAATTCACGAATCTCTAACTGTGCAGTTGGACTCTTTCTTAAATTATATGCTCTTGCCCACGCCATTAATGATCCTGTTACATAATATTCAGTTAACATAGACTGTGGAAGAACCATACGTGCTTGCTCAGGACATACACCGGAATTTAACATCTCTGTGTATAGTTGTTTTGCTTTAATAAGATATGTGTGGTAATTATCTGTAATAGAATTTGATGATTTAAGACTCCAGATATAATCCATATCATTCTTAAAGGTAGTAACAAACTCTGTATCAGATGAGCCTTGTTTAACATTCTCAGGTCTGTATCTCCAATTCTTAGGAGCATGGAACTCAGGCTCATCTGATACATATCTTCTGGATACCTCATTATAAGTGAAACCTATAACGTGTTTAAAACGTTGTCGTGCTACAAAGATAGGTACTGTTTCCCTCATTGTTACAGTAGCATGAGTGAATGGGGTGAAATGGTTATGCTTTGCTAGGAAGGTGATTAGTTTCTTATCACCTTCTTTCAAGATAGGAACAAATGCAGATAATGTACATATTCCATTATCATCTTTCTCATCTACATATTCATCTACACCTACACCTTCTGATGTCTTATTAAATGATACTCTAGCTGAGTTAACAACTGAAATATCATCACCCATATGATCAATATATTCTGCTTTCATGTCATGTCCTTTCATAATTAAAATTTAAATCCTTCAGTATCTAATGTTTTCTGTGTAGGAATATGATTATTACTTGTTCCTTGATCTACTTGGATTAGTGTCTGTGCGGATACTTCAACATCATATAATCTCATCTTAGGCCTATCCACACCTATAACAAATCGTTTATTAGTACCGATATCTGCATAACGATTCTTTAATTGTTTAACCATTAACTGGTTTAGATTGGCTAGTTCTTCTGTTGATATCAATGCAAACATCATATCTGCTGTTGCTGGTAAACCAAATGATTCTGAGGTATCTTCAAGACCTACATCCGAGTTAGAGAACCCTGATCTTGTTGTTTGTGTTGCTGATAGGATAGGTACATCGAACTCTACAGCTAAACCCCGTAGTTCTTCGGCAATCGACTTGATATAAGAATAGGTATTAACTGAACCTCCTAACCCTTTGATTCGACTTGATGCACATATATTAAGATAATCAATAAAGATTATATCTGGTTCAAAGTTCTTCTTTAACTTGAGTTCATTTAGAAGTGCTCTGAAATGCCCTACATGAGCTGATGCTGTTGGATACTCTTTTACAATAAGTTTTCCTGTAGTCTTCTGAGATATCTTCTTTACTTTATTTATAAAAGTCTTCTGCCCTATAGATTCAATATCATTTAATGATACATTCATAAGATT